CTTTTTAGCTCTGTTTCGAGTGTTTTGGGACCGATTGGGTCTATTCTTGGGGTAGTTTCTGGTGTGGCTCAATTAATGGGTGCTTTTAAACCACCTAAGTTACCTAAGATTGAACTTCCAAAAGAATTATTTGATAGGCTTAATGCTCGAATACAAGCAATAGCTCCTTTATCTGAAGAAGCGAGGAAAATAGCTACGCAGGCTTTAGAAAAGTTTAGGACGGGGCAATTAGATGACAGATACAAAGCTCAGCTTGATTTAATGTATGCTCAGAAAAAGGCTCAGGCTAAAGCAATGTTAGCGGCGAGAGGATTAGAAGGAAGTTCTATAGAGCAAGAGGTTATGAATGAAATAGACAAGTGGTATCAGCAGAATTATTATGGATTATTGAATCAGCAATTACAAGATGCGTTAACTATGGCAGGATTGGGTCAGTCTGATATTAATGCTTTGATGGAAGAGCTAAAGGCGTATGGGGTGACTTGGGCAGGCTTAGGAGCGGGTATGCAAGCAGGTAGTCAGATATGGGCAGGTAGAACGATCGCTTTAGGTCAAGCTGGTCAGACTTTAGGGCAAAGTTTAGAAAAGCTCGCAGGTTCTACAGGGGTTACTACATCAACAGGAACAACACAAGGATTGAATTTATCTTTTCAAGATTTGGATTTAGCGAGTAAGTTTAGTCAGAATTATCAGCCGACACAATGGTTTGAACAATATGATTTTGGAGGATAAAAATGGCTAATCCTCTTGTTGATGTTATAAAGAGTATGTTTTCAGGAAATCAAACAGATTTTAATACTTTAAGTAAACAATTTGAAAAGATGGCATCACAATTACAACAACCAAATACATTACTTCAAACAATTCAACAACAGCAAAAGCAACAACAGCAGCAACAGCAGCAACCAATTAAGCCTCCTCAATCTCCCCAATCTTTCCAACTTCAAAAATTACCTAAACAAGCTCAACAGCCTGTTTCTTCTACTGTTAAAAAAGCCGAGCCAACTAAAAAACCTTTAACTGCAGAAACATTANAAATTGCAACAGAGCCTCAATCTACTATTCCTATGTTGCCTTATACACCTCAGGGAATTGCTGAATTGGTTAGGCAAGGTAAATTAAATCCAGCGCAAGCACAAATGATGTTAAAAGAATTAGTAACAAAAGAATTGTCAATAGAAAATTGGTTAGCTCAAATTAAACAAAATATCGAAAAACTACCAAGTGAAGTTAAAAAAGCAGTGGACGAACTCGAAGAACAAATGCAAAACGTTTATAATGAATTGAACAACAATTTAAATAGACAAGTAAAAGTTTACGAAAAATATGCAGACCAACAGATAGAATTGATGGAAAAACATCTGAATTATGTTAGAGAAGTGTTTACAAATTTGATGAAAGAGAAGCCTAATTTAGAGCCAGACAGATGGACTTTATTTGGTCGGCAATTAGCGATGACATTAGGAGCAATATCAGCTTTAGCTCATCCAAGCTATGCTCCTTATTTCTATATGGCTATACCGCAAGTGGTTCAGTATTGGCAAAATGAAGATATGTATAATTTTGAAAAGGCAATGAAGAAATTTGAATTAGCTTTAAAAATAGCAGGGACACAGTTAGATTTTTACAATCAAATTATGGAGCATAATTTAAAAATTTTAGAAACGCAGAAAGGAAAAGAATTATTGCCTTTAACCATTACTGGACAGTTGTTAATGGAGAAATATCACAATTTTGCGGATGCTTATAATAAAATGGCAGTTGAATATATTAAGTCACTTAGCGACGAAATAGCGCATCAATTGTCAGCCATTAAAGCAGGTATTACGTATCAGCATTATAAAGCACAGGAAGAAATCCAAAGGTTAGCCAAAGAAATAGAATTAGCAAGATTAGAAGAAATAAAGAGACACAACAGAATAATGGAGGCAATAAGAAGCGAAATGGCTAAAAGAACAGCTGAACAGTTTAATCTTAAAAAAATGCAACAGTTTTATCCAGGGCTATTTCCAAAAGAAGTGATAAAACTTCTTAATATACAAGATCCACAATTGGCATACAAAATTTTAGCGACATATGCATTATACGGTCCAGAAAAAGCCTTTGCTATGTTACCGAGTATCCTTTCTGATTTTTCATCTGAAACATCTTCAGACAAGAAAAACCAGAAACGGAAGGATGAAAATCCTCCTGGAGCAGGAGCATACGATAATCCTCCATGGTTTTATGGGTGGTAGAATAACGGAGGAATAAAATGGGTAAATCAACTGATTTTCAAACAATAAAAACTCCTTCTTTTTCTGAAGTAAAAATACCCAAATTATCTAACATACCTGGGCCATACCCTTTTTCTCCAGAGGTCAGAAAGGAGCTTGAACGAATAGTAAAGCCAAAACCATCAGAAATTACACCTCAAATAAAAAAAGGGCAAAAAGACGAACTTAAATCTTTTGGTTGGCAATTAGCAACGGATGCAATTTTTACTTTGGTAGGTGTTTTAATCCCTGGGGTAAACGTTATTACTGCTCCTGCCCGACTGTTGCGAATGGGAAAAACAGCTGAAGCTATAGCAAAGTTTTTAGCTAATGTTGATAAAATAAAAGCTTTCAAATATTTGAAACCTTTTGCCGAGGAATTCAAAATAGCAACGGTAGTTTGGGGTGGGGAGCATTTAGTCAGTCAGTTTACTGACAAGGTTAGTCCGACCCCGCTGTTCCATCTGTATAAAGATTTTTTATTAGGAAGAGGTGCTATTGAAGTTGCTGGTACGGGGTTTAAGTATGGATTTAAGAGCGCCAGAGAAGCATCAAAAAAACTATCGGAGTATGCTCAGGGAAAGTTTCCGAAATTGCCTGAGNATTTAGAAAAAGCTATAGGGGTGTTTTACAAAACTGCAACAGGAATGCCGCATGAAGCATGGAAAACTTTAGACAAGCTAAAGGGCAATACGCAACCACAACTATTAGAAGCTTATATTGCGCAGAAAATGTTTAGTTCATTGGATAATCCTAAGGTTGTTAAGGAATTAGAGGAATATATTCCATATTTAAGACGGAAGATACATGAAGGTAGCGAATTTATAAGCGAGAATGAATTAAAAGAATTGCAAAAGAGTATTTCGGGGTTTGATAAGGAAAAGCTAAAGCAATTATCAGATGTTGTGCTTTTGTTTTTTATGCGTGAAGACTACCTCAGAAATCCTGTCGTTATTTCTTTTATTGAAAGTATATTGCAAAAAAGATTTAATGCACCAGTTTTTAACGAAATGTTTTGGAAAGAGATAAAAACTGATTTAAAAGACCTTTGGGACGAAGCGAAACAAGCTTTTGTAGAAAATGCGTGGCTGATGGTAAGAGGCGCAGTCAATAAAGCCAGAGAAGGTATAAAAGTTCCCAAGAAAAAACCTGTTGAAGAAGAAGTATTAAATAATAAAGCCAGAGTTTTTTTGCGTCATCTTTATTCTGAAGATATGGCGAAGTATAGAAGCGGAAGGGTTACGATTTTGCATTATTTGTTTAAACCTTTGTTTGAATTGTATGGGCATGAACCTTTGATAATATTAACTGAAGGCTTAAAGGTAAATGTTCCAACAAAAAAATTGGTTCAAATGTTAGAAACTTTGCAAAAAGCAAAACAGCAACGCTTTTCTTTGTTTTTAGAAAAGTTAGGAGAATATGCATATGAGCATGCAACCGATCTTTCTTTTATTAGAGATAGGGCTTGGCAATTGTTAAAAGCTGACCTTAGGGGATTAACAAGATTATGGAATAAAGAGCTAAGGAAAACAGTAGAAGAGTTTTTTGAAGGGTATATTCCAAGAATAGGATTTAAGCATTATATGTTAGCGCCAGCGATGAAGGAGGCAAAGTTTTCTGATATTACAGAGGCTTTGGATTTAGACAAAGTTTATTCTGAACATTTGATTGAATACATGCAACGTCATAGTATAACCAGAGCTTTGAAGCCTCGATTTTATGACAGTATTGAGGATGTTTTATCGATTGGTGTTCCGAAAGCAATAGTTGATACTTTAAAAAAATATCCTCATTTAATTAACGAGCCAGAAAAATTAGCTGAAGCTGTTGTGAAAGAATTTGGTTTTACAGGCGGGTTGACTATTCCTAAATGGGTAGCAAATAAGTTTATAGTTCCAAAGTTTTTGAACAATCTTTATAATCATATCGACGAAATTTTAGCCGATCCTGTAATAGTAAAGAAGCTCGGCGACCCGCAGATAGGTAAACAGGAATTTACCCTAATAGATAGAAAAATAGAGATGACTACGGGAATGCTTGATGCGATAAAAACTTATTTTTTGGCTATAACGGGCAGAAATGCTGATGTTTGGCGTGAAAGCAAGCTATATACTTTTAATCGTTGGATGAAAAAATTTATACTGTTTTGGTCGCCTTTATTCCATGCTTCAGCATTAACTCTTGCTGGAATAGCTCTTTCTGGGAGATATAAAATATCCGCTTGGGATATTGTAGGAAGGGCTTATTTAGATAGTTTGCAAGTTATGTTTCGAGGGCTTAGTCATCCTGAGTTTGGATATATGGCAAGGGAAGTTACTAATGTAATTAACGATTTGAATAGGAAAGGCTACAAAGTTCACGAGCTGATCCTTTCTGGATGGAATGAAGGAGAAGCTTTATGGGGTAATTATATTTTGACAAGTAGAAATATTCTTCAGGAATTATTAGAAAAAGGGGATCCGCATGCTTTTAAAGAGGTTGTAAAAGAGTTTAGCAAATTTGAAACAAAGATAAAATTGGACAAGCTTTTTCATATAGCACATGCACCAGAGCGTTGGCTTTGGGCTGGGTATTATCAAGCGTTAAAGCTTAGGACTGCCTATCATTTGATTGATGCTTATAAGAAGGGTTTGATGACTGCTGAGGATTTGGTGAAAAATTTGAATACTATTAACTATACTTATGGTGGTTTGCATACTTGGTTACATATTGACCCTAAGAAAGCTCAGCTTTATAGATTTTTCTTATTTGCTCCTGACTGGTATTTGTCGCTATTTCATAACTTTAGAACTTGGCTCTATGATGATGCTCCTTTGGTTGCTAACTTTTTCCCAACTATTTTGCGGCTGAGGTTTTATCTTTCTGTGTATGCTAATTATGCATTTAACGGTCATTCTCCTTGGGACAATTATAATTTGCAAGATCCGAAAGAATGGGTAAAAATATTTTTGAAAGACTGGCCTAAACTTTTTGAAATTCATATACCTATCGTTGACAGCCGGGGGCATCACAGAGTTTTTACTTTGAGCCTTTTAGGTTTTGACATAGAGCCTTTAGAGATGATTGGGTTGATGCAGTTTTCAAAAAATTTGTATGACGCTCTTACTCATCCTACGATGAGCATAGACCAGAGGTTGTTAAAGGTCTCTTGGGGGACAGTAAGAGATTGGTTGGAGTTCTGGTTTAGAAAGGGGAGTATGACTGTAAGAACTTTAATTAAATTATATGAAGCAACTAAGCCAAAGTTTTCCTCTACTAAAGAGGAGGGTCTTACTCCTACAGAAGCTTTTTATGACCTCGTGCAAGGATTTGCTCCTTTGGCGGCTTTACAGCTTATAGCTCCTGTTAGGTATCCTTNTCAAACAACTCCTGAATACAGAGATGCTATGTTTTTTGCTATTAGACTTAACATGTTAGGAATGAAAACCCATGTACAGGAAAATTTGACAATGCAGTTATTTAAGAATAGAAATAGGCCTCAAATAATATCTGATATTTTGAAAGATTGGTTTCGTTCATATAGAGAGATTAAGCAAGCTCAGAAAGAACTTGGTTTAGCTTCTCCTAAGACAAAAGATGTTTATCAAAGNTTANTTGCATCTCTGAGCCATGCTTATTACAATTACTATTTGTATCCTTGGCTAAAGAANCATGCACATAAAGACTTAAAGGAAATTCAAAAAGAAGCGAGGGAAATTTTGCTGATGATAAAAGAAGACATAGAGAATTCAGCTTATCCTGACAAACTCAAATATGATTTATGGCGTGCTATTCAAAGAAGGTTCCAAAGTGAGATAAAAGATGCTTATAGGGCTATAGCGAGAAGAGATTTGCCTGATATAATAGAAAAGAAGATAGAAGAAAACCGTATGAGTAGGGGGGTGCAATAATGCCTAAGACTTGGAAGGAATTAGCTGAGGAGCTTAAAAGCTTAGCTGAGGTGCTTTTGGAGCAAGCGAAACAAGCATTTAGAGAAGGGGATATAGAAAGAGGGTTAATGTTGACAAAGGAGTTCAGGAGTGCGATAAAAACAGCAGGAGATCTGAATATGATAGCACAAGGAGCTGGTGAATTAGAAGAAGACTTTGAAGAGGAAGACATAGAGAAAGCCTTAGGTTTAGAAGATGAAGAAGATTTAGAAGAAGAGGAGGAAGAAGATGAGATTGAGGAGTATGAGGAGAGTGAGGAAGATTACGACGAATATACCGATGACGATGAAGAACTTGAAGAAGAAGCTGACAACGATGAGAATGAATTGGAAACCGATTACGATTTTGCAGAGGAGGAGAGGAAAAAAATCAAAACCCAAGTAGGAGACAGTATTATTAGTCTGGAACAGATTTTGCGTGGGATAGCAAGAAAGAAAACTTAGCGAGGGTGATTTATGCCAAAACAAAAGAAAGCCACAGCACCAGAGCAAAACCCAACCGTTAAAACCAACTTAGCGGGGTCGGTCGTGAGTATTCTGATTGGTATTTTAGCCAATATGAAAAACTTTTTGTATGTTTATACAACCTCGTTATCAGCTTATCTGTTTTATGAAGCAATGCAAAAGGATGTGATGTTTACTTTGCCTGTATTAGGATTTTTGGCAATTAGCTATTTCCCGCTTTTCTACCGTAGACGCAGTGAATAAGACCGACAGAGAAGCACTGAAGCTAATACAGAAGTTTTACACTTTACTTGACAGTGCTCATCCTGCGAGGAGAAGGATTATTGCTATGAAGATACTTGAGGAGCTTATGCCTTTTGTGCTTGGGAAAGGTGAAAAAGTGGAGAGCCGATACGATGCAGATTTGTTTACTCGGGCTAAGCAAGTAGGGGCATTTTTGATACAGCATTATGGTAAAGTTGGATTTCTTTTGCTTGAATACTTCATTAAGTATCATGAGATATGTTAAAAGAGCTAATCAAGAAATTTTGGGCATGGTCAAAGTATCTAAAAATTAACTCAAAAGATTACGGTCTCATTAGATTTAGTCCTGAAAAGTGGTGGGGGTCTCAGAAGTGGTTGCTAAAAGCTATCTATAGTGCAGATGAAGACCAACGGACTTTTGTAGTTCTTAAAGCAAGACAGCTTGGTATAACTTCTCTTTGTAATGCGCTAACACTGTTTTATCATCAGCTTATTCCCAATTCAAAGGGAGCTGTTTTTGTAGCCAATTACAATGATATTGACTACATCAGGAAAACTATCGTGCATGATTTTTATGACATGCTTGCGGAAAAAGTCCGAGTAATGTTGACGAATAGTTCAAGGGAAGGCTTGAGGTTTGCTAACAATTCTACCATTCATTTTATTTACACTTCAAAGAGAATAACAGGTCAAGGCAAAGCTGGTCGTGGTAGAGGTTATAATTATCTTCATGCTACTGAGGTTGCTTATTTTAACTCTTGGGATGATTTGAATGCGATGCAAGCTTCTCTTTCTGATGTGCATCCTTATAGGCTCTACATCTATGAAAGCACCGCTAATGGATACAACGAATTTTATGACCTTTATGAAATAGCAAAAACTTCTCCAGCAATGAAAGCTGTCTTTATTGGTTGGTGGACTAAGGAAACTTATCGGTTAAAACCTGAGAGTAAAATCTACAAGCATTATTCTTACCCGCCAAATAAAGAGGAAAAAGAATGGATAAGGGCAGTCAAACAGCTATATGATTATGAGATTACAATGGAGCAGTTAGCGTGGTGGCGTTATCAGATGTGGGATAGATATCGTGGCAATAAGATGTATGCCTTACAGGAATTGCCTTTCTTTGAAGACCAAGCATTTCAGCTCTCTGGTGATAGGTTCTTTGATGCAGTAATTCTAAAGAAATATGAAGAAGAGATTAAAAGAGAGCTTGCTAATGGTTCCTTAAAAGAAAAGTATTATCGTCTCAGATATGATGGGGAAAAGTTTACTTTTGAAGAGACAAGCTCGGATAGATGTAATTTAACCATTTGGGAATATCCATCAGCTCATTGTGTTTATGTTTTAGGAGCTGACCCAACTATGGGTGCTAATCCTGAGAGCGATAATGCCGTGATTTCTATTTGGCGGTGTGAGGAAGATAAGATCATTCAAGTTGCTGAGTTTGTAGACAATCAAGTGCCTCCTCAGGTTTTTGCTCGATTTATTCTGTTGCTTGGTGGTCTTTACAATGGGGCTTATGTAAACTTAGAAGTGACGGGACCCGGGCAATCTACTTTGAAAGAGTTTGATTATTTGCGTTCGCAGGGGTGGGTGCCTGAGGTTGTCATGGATGATATCACGAAAGAAGTCCTTCAAAACAACATCAGATACATGAAGGATTACCTTTACTACCGGGCAGACAGCTTCAGGAGGAGCTTTCTAAGGCATTGGAAGACAACTCCTGACTTAAAGGTCGACTTAATGCAGATGTTCAAAGGGTGTGTACATGAAAAGAAGACAGTGATTAGGTCAAGGGCTTTATTGAAAGAGATGGCTAAGGTTGTGAAGGATGGCTCAGTAATAGAGGCTGAGAGTGGATTTCATGATGACAGAGTAATTGCTGGGGCTTTAGCAGTAGAATATTGGGTAAGATATTTGAGGGGTAAAGTGCATTCATTAAAGAAGAGCTTTTCTTCAGGTCAGAAAATTATCAGAATTGGCAATGTGGTTATTCCGATACACTAAATTAAAACGGTTTTAATCTTTTTATTTTTCAGTTCTTGTTCCTTCTTAGCTTTTTCGTAGCGATATAAGAAGTAATTGTCAACGATGTTTTCTTCTTCTACTTCAAAGTGAGAAAGGAGTTCATTGAATGTCATTTTTTCCCCTCTGAGGATGCCTTTAGTTTTCAGGCGCTCGAAGGCTTTTTCAAGGTTTTCTTTTGTGAAGTAGCGTTTGACCCCTCTGATGCAGAGGGCATCGGTCAAAGTAAGGAGGGCAACAGGTAAGGGATTGTTTAAGAAAGCAGGCTGAACGAGACCATATAAAACAGCCCACATCCTTGCCTTTTCCTTAGGGAATTTAAGAAGTAGGTAGAGGTAAAGCATCCTGACTTCGCAAGCGAGGTCCTGAAGGGAAGGGGGGATAAACATTTTGGCATATTTAGTTTTGAGCTTTCTGAAGAAGGTTGCTTCTGCCTTCAGGACCTCTTTTAAATCTTTGAAGTCGACGATGTTGATATCGAATTCTCGCATAATGGTTTGCCATACTTCCTCAAAAGTGCGTTTATTTTTAACATGTTCAATGAAGATTAAGGTTATAGCGGTATAAACGACATCATGGAAAGCATGCAAAAACTGATTACCTATTTTCCACTTTTTGCTCATTTTTACATAGTTTCAATAGTTATTCTGCATCTTGGAGCTTTTACAGCGTATTGCTGTTTAATCTCTTTTGGCACTTGATACTCTGTTTGCCAATAAAGCTTCTGCTTGATGACAAACCTATCAATCACATAAAACTTTTCTGTTACCTGCTTCTCAAGCATCTGAGCTTGTAAGTCTTTTGGTATAGTAAAAGCTTCTTTGATTTTTTCAGTTAGCTCTTCATATCGCTTAGCATACTCTTCAAGCTCGGCTCTTTCCTTTAGCATCATAAGGAGCTCATTGTCTTCACGAAAGATAATTTTCTCAGAGCCTTGCATCTCGGTCATGCACATATGCTTATATGGACAGATAAGACACACGGATAAGTCATCAGGGTTTGTTTTCCATAAAGGCTCAGGATAAGTCCGTTTTTCCACATGCTCGTTAATCTTCTTAGCTTTTTCTAAAATCTCTAAAGCTCGCTCTTCATCTAAGGACATATGGATTTCTTTCCAAGATCCATCGAAGCCTCTTAGAATAAAAATACCACTCTCTATTTTCTCACCTTGCTCACGCATCATATAAAGATACAAATTGAGCTGATGATAATATCCTCTGTAATAAAACTTGTCTGCTTCTAAGAAGTCTTCAGCTTTGTTAAACTTCTTAAGGTTCCAACTTTCCATTGATTTAATCTCAATAGCATACACTTTCCCATTGGTCAAAATTTTCCCATCAATCTTCCCTGAGATTTGATAGTCCCGAAGAAAGTAAGGAACTTGCTGATGAATAACTTCAAATCCCGTTTGGAGTAAATCAACGATGGTCTGCTTTTCAATAAGCTTACCCATTTCCATTTTCATTAAAACTGATGTTGGGAGTGGTGCTTTCTGATCCCAGTGTAGCCTCTCAAAGACTAAATATCTAAGGCACGGATGCCCCAAAGAAGAGCATCTATTGCTATTAACGGGAAACTGAACAGGCTGATATTTTTCTTTAATTTTTTCTACTATCATTTTGCCCTCCTTTTAATGTTTTTAGCTCTTTTTTCTTTTTCCACCTATTTTAACTGTTCCCATCTGCTCCTCAAAAATCTTTCTTATTTGCATTTTTTCCTCTTCAGAAACATCAGTATAGTCAAGATAAAAACCTGCTTTAAACCAGAAGCGGACATCCGCTTCGTTAGGATGTTTCTTTCTATTACCAAAGGTCACGGCAACGATATCCTCTTGTTTAAGGATATCTCCGTCTTCACCGATAATTATGAATGCCATACTTTTACCTCCTCCTTTGTTTTTTTATCGGTTTTTTCTGTTGTTAGCATTTTCATTTCTAAATTTTCTATTTCTTTGTTAAGCTCACTCAGATACATCGACCTCGCATAATAGAAAAGTTTAACATAATGCTTTGCTTTCTCAAACATCCCTGCAGTAATATAATTGCAGGCTATATAAGCATAAGAATTCATCACAGCTTCTAATCTTTGCAAAAGAGACCCTGTTGCTCTTCGGATATCCCGCATTACTATTTCTCTAATTGGCTTATCCATTACTCTTTACCTCCTTTGATTTAAACTCAACTTGCTGTTCAATCTTTCCTACCATTTTTATAACATCTTGAATTTGAAGACCTCTCAATCCTAAGAGAGTAGAAACGCCCCTCGCAATCAAATTAGATCTTGCCGACTTAATAACATCGGAAAGCCTGATTTGATGCGGTGGGATATCTTGCCCCTTGGCTCTGCTGAAGAAAGGGTCTCTTGAAGAGCGGATACCAATTTCTTCAATTGTCTTATCGCCCCATGTGAAAGTTCCTCTGAAGATGACTGTAAAGTGTCCATCTTGGTCATACTTAATTTCAGGCTCTCCTATCTTGTAAGAGATGTTAAAAAGGAGCATTAAGCGTTCTGCACCATAGGCTGAAAGGTATGCCCTACCGCCAAAGTTAACCCAATCGTAGGGCTTTGTGAGCTTCAGGATGAGCATTCTTTGTTTAGCAAGAGCCTCGAGGCGTTTCTCTGCTTTCTCTACTTCCTCAACGAAGTAATCTTTTTCCTCAACGACCGAAGGCAAACCAGAGAACGCTTCTACAACGGGGTCTCCGTTTGTGATAATTTGAGTTTCAATTGCTTCTTGCCCGTTCTGGGCTGTTTCTTGTTGCTTGAAGAGCTCGCTCATAGCTCCACCTCCTTTTTTTGATTTTTGTTTTTGCTTATAATATAACTTGACTTTTTCCTTTTGTCAAGACCCTTAAAAAGGTATGTCATCCTCAGGCATCGGGATGTTAATCTCTCTCGTTTCCTCCGTTTCTTCCTCTTCTTCTTTGGGCATCGTTACCACTTGAGCCAAAGGATTAGGTCTCCCTGCGCTCCTTATCACCGCTCCTGCAAGCTCATTAACAATGTTCTCAGAGATTTTTTTCAGGTCAAATTCGTAAACGGATACGGTCATTTCTGTGCCTGCGTATTTAATCTTCCTTGCTTTAGTATATCTTTTAACTGACCCCTTTGCATCAGTTGAATAAAATACAGATATTACTTCTGCCTCTTCAAAAAGCTTCAAAATTGTCCGCAAGTCTAACTTAACAAAATCTCTGAAATATTCTAAGCATTCTCTTGTTATGTAAACTTTTTCACTTATAGGATCTATCTCTCCAAATACTAAGTTTCTCGGAACTTGCTGATCCTGCGAGTTCCTAATAACAAAATGGGGCGCTCTTGAGAGCAAGAACTCAGCAAAAGTAGACAAGAACCTTTCAAGACTTAAATCGAGCTTTTCTAACTGAAAAGACAATAAAGCACACAAACTTCTTTCAAGAGTGCTTATCTCTTGCCGTGAAAGATTGTAAAATTTTTTCAAGAAGTTAAAGCTCTTCTCTATCAAAGACGTGAAAGTAAAAATCTGAAAATGGTCTGGTAATTCTATCTCTATCTCTACATCTCCTTCTTGCTCAAGAAATTTGATGTAATCAAACGCACAACCACATGCTAATCTCATCAACTGATGTAAATCTTGCGGACTTACTTTTTCTGTATAATTCCCCCAATGGTCAACAGGAATTAAAATATAGCGCCTTTCAGCTCCTCGCCTTTCAAACTGTGGGTCTACCTCTCCTGTTATAAAAACAACAGATTTAAGCAAAGTAATATCTATCGATAAGTCTTTAGTCCCTCTTAACTTTCCTACTCCTCCTGCTATCTTAAAAACACGCTCTTGAAGTTTGCTATCTGATATTAATGCTGTCTCATCAAAAAGGATAGGCAAATTATGAAATCGTCTCATGTAGAGCTCAAATCCTGTCTCTGTCGCATTAAGGGTCATCGGGACATTCACATTATAAAAAAGGCTCATTACAAATTGAGAAGTCGTTGTCTTTCCTACTCCACGAGGACCTACATCAAAAACAGTAAACCCTGATAAATTGTCCTCTATAAATAAACTCGCTACTCCTAAAACTATTTTTACTCCAAGCCATCGTCCTTCTATTAACAACTCCCTAACTAATTCATGCTGTTTCGAAGCGTTGATATACTTAAAATGCTCAACTTCTTTAGGGTCAAGGTCGCAATATAAACCACTTTCGACTAAAGCACTTTGGTTAAGCGGATGGATAAATAACCGCCGGCTCCCCGTTTTATACCATCCAATCTCTTGTAGAAACAACTTCTCTTGATGATTACGAATTAAAGCATCAAGTAAAAACTTAAGATTGCTTCCGTCTAAAATCGGTCTACCGAGAAAATTCTGTAACTCAACTGTGTCAAGTCTAATTCTTCCCGTTCGCCTCGTTTCGCAGTTGTAGACAATATAAACAGGCTCATTAGTAGTAGGCTTAAATCCTCTGTCTTTCAATAAGAAACCTGCACAAATAGGCTTAAGCTTTTTAGGCTTCTTGTCTTCTTTATCTTTATCACTGTCGATAAGTAGATACCAGTCATTCTCAATCAAAGCAAAGACTTTTGTCCCATGCTTAATAATCTCTTGGGCTCTTCCTAAATCATCTTCAGTATAAACAGGAACACCTGGGACTTTTGGTTTAGATAGTCTACCAAGTATAAATGAAGCTGTTCGGGCATCTTCTTCATTAAAAACCTGCTGTGTCAAAATACTAATACCTGCAACTTCTTCTATTGGCTTCTTGTAAGTTTCTTCTATCGCTGATAATCGTTGCTTATAGCTATCATCATCACTTAAACCTTCATATAGTTCTTTCTTTAAAATGTCTTCTACTACTTCACGAGGTAAGAATAGCTTTCTTGCTATACCTGCTAAACCAAGCCAAATTGTCTGTCTTAATCCCTCTACATAGTATTTCTTGCAGAGCTCAACTATTTGTAAAAACTTAGATACCTTTGTCTCATCGCCAACCTTCGGTGCGAATATTTGAACATTTGCTTGAACCTTTTCTGTTTCGTATTCCTTGCCAGCTCTCTTATATGCTTTAATAAGAAGCTTTTTGTATGCTTCAAAGTCAAGTAAAGCAATGTTTAATTCATGCCTAAACACATCGTAGCCATCAATAAAGCTATACTTATAAACACCACCGTTTGCTCTTACTTCCGATGGAGGGGCTACTGCATATCTTCGACCAAACAGAAACTCAATTTTGAATACTTCATCAGGATCCGAAAGCTTAATCGACCGCNTTTCAAATTCATTGGGGACATTGTAAAGACCATACCAGTAATGATGCCCTCTTCGGGTTTTGACGGTAACTGTTGGGATAAATTCTTCTTGAGCTTCAAACCAAGTAATTGCCTCAGGACTATCACAATCAATGATAAGTAAGTTGTTAAATCCTGATACTATACCGATGTTGCCTTGATGTTTTTCCCAATAGTATTCAACCTGTCCTGTATCGTAAACCTTCTCTAAATCGAAGCCTTTGACAGGGACTTTTGAGAGCTGAGCAAGAGGTATAACGACAAGACCATACTTTCGATATAGACGCAAAAATTTTTTTAGCTCGCTCATTTTTTACTCCATGAATTAAGCTTTATGACTACTTACATAAATCACTCCTTTTCTTAGAATTCCCATTGCAGTTTTTAAATTGTCGAAATCTTCTTCTGGAACATCTTCCCCTCTGACATAAGCAACAGGTCCTTGATGAAGCCAGAAAATCACTCTTTCTCTGCCTTCATCATCAGTATCAAATTCCACGATGGGGACTGTATTAAGATTAATATAAGCATTGCCAAGTTTTACAACCATTGTTGCCCTCCTATATTTTTTTTCTTTTCCAATACATCACGGCTCATGTCTCTTCTCCTTCCCACCATCTCAGCACCGACACCTCACTTTACCCGACGCCACAACACCTACACTTCACATCACTGTTTGAGACTTCACTCGACCCCCACCCCATCCCTTTCAACGCTACTCAACCTTCCAACAGCTCCATACCAATCGTGTCCTAACCTACTCGCTACTTTTCTACACGCTACTTTTTCAAAACACCTCTAAAATACTTCTCTATACGACACCTCCCTTACTTATCAATTCCATACTAAACTTAATTGCTCCTCTCAATACCGTTACTTGTCGCTTCACATCCCCTCGTTTCCTCTACTGCATCTTTAACCCTACACTTTGTCACCCCACGCAACAATTCGGAACCACTACTTAACGAAACCACTCCGCTCGTTACTTTCTTCCTTACCACCACCAAACTTTTCTTTATCATTCTACTCCGCATACCTTCTTACGGCTCACCTCTTAACACATAACATCAGCACACAAAACAATTCCGCAACTACACACTTCTTTAGCACTCCCTTTTTCACCAGCACCTCACCTGTCTGCTCTCAACAAGTTCGCTCTCAACAAATCTTTTGCTCAACGCTTCACTTCCGTATCAGAACAATACTAAACCACACGAAACAAAACCTCCACCGCCACTCTTCATAACACAACACAGCACCCCTCGGGACCTACTTCTTAATTACAATTTTCTTTACTTTCCGAACATCCCCTAACACATTAAATTCCTTTACTACATATCTGCCATATCTCGCTGTCCTCCATCCCGAATGACCCCATTGGATACCATATTCCAAAATCCTGCGAATGTATTCAGGGGTCGGTATCCTGTCTTTTTTCTCTATATCCCAAATGACCACTCGGAACTGAAGCTCCGCAGGTGGTTGAATGATTTCCGAACTCGAAATCGTGACTATCCGCTGAGTTCCTACCCAAGATGTTAAAGGTCTTGACAAGACCCCATCTGGTTGCTTTATCGGCTCGCCGTTCCTCAGAATAGGAATTAGGTCAGCCTCTAAGTTTATCCCCTGCTCAATATCCCATTGATAAGGAAAGATATCAACAAATCTCGATATCGCATTTCTCAACCAAGTTTCTGACATCCTATACTGAACAATTTCCTTGAAGTGACCCTTGATTTGATGGTGGCTCCAACATAGAGCCCCATCTTTGTTCCGAAGAAATACTTTGACCTTTTTATTATTCCCAAACTCATCTTCCTCGCCATCTGTCATCGCCATTAATTCCTGTTGCAAACGCTCAAGCCTTATCTCCAGAGCCTCTCTNTCTTGCTCATCTTTTACTTTTGACAACTTCTTCTCTGTTTTCTCAATCTCTTTCTTTAACCGCTCTTCAAGATAAGCTGTCCCGATGTCATCAATGGGATTAATTCCAAGAATGGGTGTGACATACTCAATGGTTACATCAATTATTGTTGGCATGCTCCACCTCCTCCTTTATTTTTTGTCATCAATTTCTGGGAATTCAAATATCTTTAAAGGGTCAAATGCTTTTTTCGAAAATGTAAGAATTTGGCATATAATTGCCAATTCTCCTATCTGAGCTTCATTTTGCAAAACTAACCCATAATCTCTGTATTCATCCCACGCATTATAAATCACAATCCTATCTGGATACGAATAAATCGTAAAAAAGTTAGTGCGTATGATTTCTGCCATTGATCCCCCCCTGCTTAACTTACTCTACTGAGAACTAAGTCAAAGTCAAGTTGCCTAAGCTCCTCCTCTGAAAGCACCTTGCCCTCAGGTAATCTTGTCCTGAGAACAAAGTGCAACCCTGCATCTCCTTCTTTCATTTTCACTGTAATTCTGTTAAACGAGATCTCTACGCCCAACAGCTCAGATAACACTTTAGCAGTCGCCTCATGTCCGACCGCAGAGGTAAACGGCATCTCCCGGACAATTTTCCGAGCTGTCTCTAAGTCAATTTTCCACAGGGATACTATATATCCCTGCTTATTTTGAAAATCAACTGGCACAATAAGTGAATTAAGAACATACAGCATCGCTCCACCTCCCTTTAGTTTTATTTTAATTGCAAAATGTTTTCTGCAATTTCTTTTGCTTTATCTAATCTGTTCTTGCTTGCATTAATAAAAATTCTTTTTTGTTCTGTATTATTTTCATCATATATGAAGATCTCTTCAATCCTGCCCTTATCTTTTACACACAAGCCGTCAACGCAATACGTGCGCTCTGAGTATTTCATCAGAGAAGCTCCCGCAATTTCAAAAGCGCGCTCTAATTTTCTTTTCATTTCATTTTTGTCTTCTGTCAAGTCAAGTACAATATATGCTTTTACAAAATCATTAGACAAGTCGATGATGTTAATTCTTTCTTCCTTCTGCTCGATTAAAAATTCTTTTGCCTGCATAGCTCCACCTCCTTTTTTTTGATTTTTTTGCTGAATAATTTCCCAAATAGCTTCTTTTAACAAATCTGACTTTGTTCTCCCAAACATTCGGGCAATCTTGCGAAGTTCCCGATACAAAATAGGATCAACATTAGACCCTATCCTTCCTTCGACCGTGCGCTCTTTTCCCATGGCACTCTCCCAAATATTTTTTGCAAAGGTGGGCTATCGCCCTATTTAGCAATTCTGAGTATGTTATCCCTTCTTCTTTGCAGTATTCATTTATTTTCTCAAGAAACCAATTCGACACTCTAAAAACTACTATTGGCTCTGCCATACTCTCCCCCCTAAGCCCCTGGAGGGATTTGAACCCTCACCCTTGGGATTAGAAGTCCCATGCTCTATCCTGTTGAGCTACAGGGGCTTTTCTCTTTATTTTACCTCTTGATTAATTTCCTCAACCACTTAGAGATTTTTTTCACAATCCCTTGACGCTCAAAGTCCTCCCTCTTCAAGAAAACCCACCGCCCATCTTTCCATAAAGTCAAATACTTAGGCGCCTGTGTTCCTCTCATTGCTCCACCTCCCTTATTTTTTAGCTTATAATTTGCATGTTGCTAAGATGTTGCCATACTACTTCAAATTCCTTATCTTCTTCTTCATGGTTTACCCCGCAATAACTATAGCTCCCATCGATAAAATAAAACCTCATCTCTCGCCCTTTATAATTTTCTATAAGCTCAATAATCTTAACATTTTGTAAGTTGACTATCCTCTGCCCAATCCTGATGAACTGCATCTCTCAGCCTCCTCTTTGTTTTTTTTATTATAACTTGACCTTTTCCTTTTGTCAAGAGGGGGACTTAAAATCCCCCTCAAGCCTCATTAATTCAAAATCCTACTAATATGACCTAACACCGCCTCCATAGTCTTAAATAGCGTCAAAATAAAATCAGCATTCTCTTTAAATAAAAATACCAGCACCGCATCTCTAATCCCTTCATCCCCTTTCACCTGAGCTATCGTCTCCATGTATTCTATAAACTGTTCCTCAAGCCTCTTTACGACCTCGCTCATCTTAGCCATCTGGATCTCTTTCGGCAATAACGCCGATAAAAGCAAATACCACATCTCAGTATGATGCTTCACTTCGACAAAATACATCATGGTCAAACGGATCATCAACGCTAATAACTCCTCATCAGTCATATCTCTGCCTTTGCTCTCAAGATACTCAACCGCTCCTATTAAACACGCCCGCTCAAAGGTCTTCTCATCATCTCTAAACTCAAACTTCTTTAAACTCTCTAAAATTTTTCTCCCGTCTATTTGCTCATATCTCTCAAAAATTTGCGATAAAAGCTCGCTCTTTCCCTCAACCATAGCTACACCTCCTCCGTTTTTATTTTGTTTAGTTCCTCGTCTATTAACTGATACATTGCCTGAAGCTCTTTTCTCACTTCTTCTTCCGTCCATCCCATATTGACCCAATATCCTATAGCTTCAACTACCCCTAATAAACGGTAGCTCTCTAACCATTTGTCAAACGCTATCGATACATTTCCATTAGCTTCATTCAGACACTTCTCAAAATCCTGAAGTTCACTTCTGATTTTCTTTAGTCTTCCCCCTCTGCTCATCTCCCCCTCCTCCTTCTTTGGTTTTTCTCTTTCTCAAACCTAATCTTCAATTTATGCATTACCAACGCCCTAATTTGGTCTTCCCCCCATCCTTTCCAAAGCCTCCTCCCTTCCTCCGTAAACAGCAACTCAAACAGCTTCCCCTCTTCAATTGCCCGCTCTACCACTCTTTCAATACAACTCTCGGGGAATAATCTTCCAGGCATAGCTCCACCTCCCTCTTGCATTTTTACTATTCTGTTTTATACTGTCTATTAGCACCTCCTCCCTCACGGCATAGCATCACCTCCTCGCTTAGTTTTCTCTACCGCTCCACCTCCCGCCCCCGCAAAGGGGGCGATGTTGCAATCTCTTCGTTCTTTCGTCTCTTCACTTCTTTAGCAAGGATCTCTACACTGCACCACTGCCTCACCTCCTCCCTTAGCCCCTGCACTACTGAGGCACAGGGGCACTGTAGTTACTCTGTATATGCACTCTCTGCCTCTTCCACTATCTCGAATATCCCTGCTGTATTCTCATCTGCAAGTTCTCGCATTTTGTTATATGTATACTCATC